TTTTGCGAACTGGTTTAGGTTGTTTTGCAAAACTGCGCTTTGGCGCGCTTGGTCTTGCAGTTTTGCGATTGTTTTCCCCGCTTCTTCGAGCACGGATTCCATTTTTTCCGACGGTAATTCCACAGATTCGCCCTCCCCAGAGGACAGACCGAATTTTTGGGAATCAACCCCCAGAAGTGATAAAAATGCGCGTTTGATCTTCATTCTATCCTCCTGATTGTTTGAGTTTGGGTTTAAAAGATTGCTATTTGGGAAATCGAATCCCGCGAACTTCCTGGCGGTATCATCCGCAGGAATGGCAACGAGGCTCGTTTCCGGAATGGAAAGAATTTTTGTTACAATGAGTCTTACGATTTGTCCATCAACGACTTCGCCTAAGCGTTCATAGAAGTTTTCCAACTGAGGATGTGACTTTTCATACGTGAATGTGATTCCAACCGAGTTCGCATCGATTAGCGCTGGTAACGTTTTTAACCGCGCGATAACATCTAACCCAAACGCTTTAAAAATCCTGAATACGGAATCAATCCCTGGGGTTCCATTACGATTTGTGAATACAGGGTTGCGTGTGATTCCGATCGCGTTACGAACGGTTCTTTGGTGGTCTGTGTAAATTTTTGTTGCGAAGAGTTTTACGGCGGATTCCAAAACTCCCGGTTTTCGAAGATCGGTCCACCATCCTGGAATTAAAACCGCGGACAACATACGGAAATTGAATTCCGCAAATTCTTCGTTTTCAATAAGTCCAGAGGCATCTCCTGTATTTATGGAAGTTTCACTCTGAAAAAAGTCGGCGTGGAGAGAACGGAATTCCCCCCGCGCAACGCCAGAGTTATGGAGAAGAAGCCCGGATTCTAATCTTAGATATCCGTTCGAGTCGAATTGTGAACTTGCTTTTGGCACACGGCAAGAATAGCCTATGTGTTGTTGATAGAAAGTGGTTTAGTAAAACGTTAAACTCAAATGTCCGCTATGTCTTATCTTTTTTACTTGCCCGTGAATTGAGCCATTTCTCTACATCGGAGATCAGCCAACCGGAACTTCGCTCTCCAAAATCATATCTTGGAAAAGGAAAATCTCCTCGTTCATCCCAACGTAGTATCGTCTTTTCGCTCTTTCCTAAAATTCTACCGAATTCTTTCGGCGAGTAAAACAGCTTTCTGATATGAGATGAAAGTTTAATTTTTGATGTTTTTGTTGCGAGTGCGTTCATAGTTAATCGTTTACTAATATGCAAAATTAGAGTTGTCAATCAGAAAAAACGAACGTATCATTCTTTAAGGGACTTAGAAGATGATAACGGACAGTAAAATCAATTCGGACCAATTGAAAAAACTCTGGGTGACCGCAAGAGAAGCCGGTGTATCCAAACCGAAGGTGTATGAAATCGTTTTGAACGAGACAGGCTCGGAGTCGATTTCTGCGTTAAGCGCGTTACAGGCAAATACGGTAATCGGAGTTTTAGAAGCGGAACGCCAAAGGATTTTCAAACAAAAACCGAACGATGCAATTTCAATCTTAAAGAGGAAACTTCAAAAACGTTCTTACGATCAACTTCAGTTGGCGAAAAGCCTTTGTTATAAAATCAATCAAAAGGGTTTTTACAATATTGATTTAGACACGTTTTCCAAAAGACAATATCGAAAGTCGTTTGATTTACTCACTCGCAAACAAGCGGCGGGTTTAATTCAGGGTTTGATTGCAATTTTGGGGAGATAGGTTATTAGGAAATTAAAATATATCACAGAATGTTTTGTTTGACTTTCTGGAGAAATTTCCGTCCTTAAACAGCGTCACTTATTAGAAAGGCTACTTCACAGAAAGTTCAGCCAATTAAACAAACCCCTTGAGCCCATAATTTGAGCGATCACGGCCCTTATTTCCCTCGATTTAGATCATTATGTTTTTCATAACATTTACTTTCTGCCTGGGGATCATTCATTGTTTTAAGTTTCCATACGCAAAATCTAAATGCTTGAGATTCGACGTAAGGGATATTTTCGAAAAAAGGAGGCACCTTTCTGCCGCAAGCCATTGAGTAATTCACAAGAAAGAAAAGTAATTCTTCATCGTTAGAAACCTCTAAAGCATTGGTAACTAAATTTTCTTGAATCGCGATGTTCTCACCATTATAGGCTCGGACCCATAACCTGGGAACAGGAAATGGCTCATTCAATCTAACGTTTTCTAATTCTTCTTTTTTAAGGGCCAGAGTCCCGAAATTTGGACAACGAGGATCTAATGGCTTCAATGGTATTGGATTATTCATAGTTGCATTTAACGTATCATGACAAATATTTACGGCATGTGATCTGGCTTGTATAGTTTGAAACGTCTTTTCGAACTTTTTGACGCAATTCTTTAAAACTCCATTTGCTACAAATTGAATTGAGTTGTAAATTGGGGGCTTTGAGTCTTTACCACAAATCGATTCATAAGTCTTCATAAAAATGCGGAAGCCCTTTTCGTCTGCAATTTCGCCAGCGTTATTCACGTAGCTAATCGGAACTTTAATGCTACCATTGATTGTCTTGACTAAGATTTTAGTAGAATCGTTTTTTACTTTCGCCTTTTCAATTTCTTCCAGATTGGAATAATTTCCAAATATTTGGCAAGGTGCATCCAAGGCGTAGGGTAAATCTTGAGCTTGAATCGAGATCGGGTCAAAGAATCCGAACAATATTAGAATAACTTGAATTAGAATCGGTTTATTTTTTTTGAGCATTTGCTTCCTCAAAGGTAACATTTACATGATAAATGTTACCTAATATTTTTTAGTTGGTAACAAAAGGCTAACATTCAATAAAAGAGTTAGCCTATTCCGATATTTTCTTGGTGATTGATTCGGGTAACCATTCCTTTGATTGGTTACCCGAATCAATCTCAATGCCGAGGCCACATTCAAACGGCAAATGTAGCTTCAATTGCAGCGACTCTTTGAACAAACTTTCACATTCTCTACGTTTTGTATCGATCTCCCATTCATGAGAAATGTTGACCTGGAAGATAGGTCCCAATGCCACATAATAGGCAAGAAATGCAATATTTTTGCAAAATTTAGATTTGATTTTGTCGGAGGATTTATTCATACTACACAGGCGATAAGGATACAAAAATGATGTTGGATAGCTTGGATACAGAAATAGTGTTACGGAAAATCGAGGAGACTTTAGATATTTTAACTCATAATATACTTTTAGGGGGCAATGTTCCAAAGGATATACTAATTCGTTCAGCAGCAGAGGAAATTTTGGATATAGTTCAAGCTTTATAGCTTTTATCTTCCGAGCAACAACCGAGCCATCTCTCGAATCCGTTTCCATTCATCTTCTGTCGAATCAGCAACAACTCGAACAAACTCCATCATTCCTTCACGTTTCCGGAGTTTACCCCATAGTTCCCTGAATTCATCAACTTGTTTGTGAATTTCTTCTGCGGAAGGAATGAACATATCCCCCTCTCCAGATAAGAGCCAGTTTATGTTTACTCGAAATTTAAAGGAAATCTTGATTATGGTCTCTTGTGAAAACGACTTCCCTTGATTCAATACGTTATTGATAAAAGCGGGAGTTAAGTTCAATTTATCCGCAAATTCTCTTTGCGTTATTCCCAAGGCGTCAATTAGTTCGCGAACCCGCTTCGAAATTTTATTTTGGGCAACATTATCCATTAATGTTGCCCATTTAAAAAAAATATCCCTATGGTTAATTTTTTTATTGAAAATATTCTAATAGGATACATATTAGCTAATAGTTAATCAGATATTATTTCGGCACGAGCGAAGGTCAACCATGAACAAAAACAATTTTGGAGTAGAGGAAAATTCCAATCCTTCTTTGGATTCGGAATTACGATTCATTCCGAAGGAAATCAGACAAAAAATCAAAACCGAGCTTAGGTACCGGCATGGGAGTGTCGCTGAATGGACCCGTATCCATAACTTAAATTACGGCTATGTAACCCAAGTACTGAGTGGTATCGCCCCTGGTCACAATATACGTACTTTATTAGAAAAAGAAGGGCTTCTCCATTCTGCTTCTGAGGAAATTCCTCATGTTCAATAAAAGAAGGGGGCGGCAATTTCCTGCGTTAAAACTCCAACTAATTGCGAAGCCAGGAAAAACAATCTCTGAACTCGCAATCAAGTATACAATCAATAAGGCAACTTTTTCCCATTGTATTCAAAATTGTAAATCCTACAGACGCGTAAACGAAATCCTCCTGACCGAATGGGAGATTTCCGTAGCAGACGCCCGCGAAGCATACAAAGAACATAAAGAAAGAGAAATATTAGGAAGCCCTGTTACGTTTGAAGAAGCGTTCGAATGGATGGTTCTAAAACGTTTCGAATACCGCACAACGTATAAGGCACTCGTAACAACTTGGGAGGAGTTTCGCAAAGCTCAATACGATCTCGTATATCCAATCTATAAATCTGCATTCGCTCCGAGGTTCGCCGCATGAAAACGATTCACTTACAAGAATCAATTCAAGAAATGAAGCAACGAATGGAGGCGATTCCCAGACGTACGAAATGCAGAGCCAAGGCGGAAGCGGGTTATGCAATCATTCGAGCGATTAGCACTTGGCTTGAAAGGAACGGCCTACCACAGGAAATTTCTGGAACTCGAAGAGGCCGCCTAATTCAAGCGATGAAATCAAAACCTGATTCGGTCATCCTTGCATTCAAATCACTGAACAATGCGCACGGCAAGCTATCCAGTAAAATGGCGCAATCGTTTTGTGTCAAAGGTGAAATTCCATGTTCTTGTTTCGAAGTCCGTAAGCAGAGGACAAATCCATCTGTATATTCGTTCGGTAGAGGTGAGAGGAAATCGCAATGAGTAAGAAGGCTTTTGAAATAACTTCTTCCACCCGCCCAGAATCGCAAGGGAGCCAATTTTTCATCCGCATCTTTTTGATAGTATGCAAGAAGCAACGAAACTTCCGCAGGGGGTTCGTTCCAAAGAATTTCATTTACGGAAGGAAAAATTATTGGGTCCCCTTCAGGAAATTCTTCTCCAACGTGATTCTCAAAAATTTCGAGAATATCCTCAATAATCTCATAAAACTGATCCGATTCCATCTCGCTAAGTTAGTCTCGATATTACTTAAGTCAAGCGGGTTTGCCGCATGAAAACAACCAATCTGCCCGTTTGGAAAAAGCCTAAAACGTGCATCTGCGGCAACGTTGCGGAGTTAAAGGAACACTTCGGATATAGAACCAGGGTTTGGAACTATTACGTTGAGTGCGAAGAATGTGAGAGAATTACGATATTCTATCGAACAGCGTTAGATTCCGTCGAAGCGTGGAATCGAGATGAACTCGATACGGAGGCCGCGTGAAACTCCGACTCGTATATAAAATCGAAGACGATGGGAAGCGTGATATTTTCGTCGAAACCAAAAACGGGAAATTCGACATCCTCGCATACGACTTCAAATTCCTGACCGAGCAAGGAGAGCAAATTCGTATGGACGGTTGGGGAACACCGAAAGAGAGAAAGGAACTACTTCGCAAGGCGCGAAGCGAAAGGGATAGCAAAGTTTAAAAAAGGAAAAAATGCCGAGCCGTAGGCGGCTGAGATTTGAGAAAGGATCCGAATCAAATCTCAAGACCCGATTGATTTCCGGAAATCATCGGGAACTTGCGGGATCTGAATTATTAGAATATATAAATATACTTATTATATTACGGGTGCCAGTATGAATGAAAAGATTATCAAAAAAGCAGAAGGCCTTTCACTACAATATGATTCTGAAAAAGATCGAATTACATTTCTCACCGGTTTCGTCGAAGGCTTCAAACACTTGAAAGGAACGGGTTCCGGAGAAATTTACGAAACAGGCAAAGCCTATGGAGCGAGAGAATTTCACGAAATGACTTCCCGCAGAGACGACCGTGCATTTCGAAAGGCGATGAAACAAAAATACAATCATACAAATCAAGAGAGAATAAAATGAAAACGGTTCAACAGATCGCATTCCTGCGCCAAGCGCTATATAAAAAATACTCCGACGAAGTTCTGCTCGAACTCGGAACGGAAGCAAGTGCGACAGAGAAATGGAAACGACTGGCTGAGAAGGCCCTTGTAAGATCCGCAGTCTTCCAAATATACATCGAAAAGAGCGATCAAACCGCCGATTTTGCGGAGTGGCAAAACGAAGAGCTTACAGAAGAACGCATTCAGCAAGAGAAACAAGAATGAAAGCGCATCCGCTTAAATATCGTAAGGCATTGATTCATTCCGGGCTATCCGAAAACGAATTCAAAGCCTATTGGAATCGGCTCCATGAAGTTCAAAAAGAAAAACATACTTCAAAAGAACTGGCTCTCTTGATATCGATCGAAGAAAAAATGAGACCCGCGTATTTGAATTTGGATCCGGCGGAAGAATATAAGAAAAATGGAAATCTTACAAAAATTCATAAACAATTCTTAAGGATGATTGTATGAAAAGTTACGTTTACCTGCAACCCGCGATGCTTCACTACAAAAAGAAGACATTATGGAATCGAATATTAAAATATATTAAATCGGATGAAAGCCGTGGATAAAAACATAACAGAACTATTCATTGCCCGACATGCCATTCTGAAATCTTTTATCTCAACGGGCATTACGGATATGAAAGACATTGTAAAAGTCCTAATCGATTCAAGCGCCTGTACTATGGTTTTTCTGCGAAAGCACAATCTTTTAGAAGATCACGAAGAATTTATAAACGAACTCAAAATAGAAGCAATCAGCTTGGGGAAGAAGAATGAAGAAAAAGAAAAATAAAAAAGAGACTACGGGGCAACAACCCGCAAAGACGAAAGCTCCGGAAAAAAAGAAGCCAGAGTCCGTTGCGAAGGTTTGGCAAGAAGAAGAAAATTCGGCAACAACTACAGCCGGAGAATCGATGATGGCGTTGGCGATCCCAGCGGAGTCTTCATCCACTCCGCTGGTGACGCCGGAACTACGAAGAGCAAGACTCAACTACCTGATGCACCAAATCGGTGCAGGAACCGAGATGATTCGGGTCGGCCAAGAAACCGTACTCGTGGCGCTTGCCGAAGTCAACCAGGAACAGCTTTATCTTGAAGTTCCAGGATGTACCGGGATGGAGCAGTTTGTAACCGAGAACACTGTTTTCGAATGGTGGAAAATCGAAAAAGCACTTCCTGCGGTAGACAAACTTTTCTCCTCCGAAATCAACCGGAAATCTCTGGGTGGCAAAAGCGACAAAGCGCTTCTCCGAATTATAGAAGGACTCAGAGAAGAGAACGCACTTTTCGAGGACGGAGAAGTACGCTTCCCGGATGGAAGAGCGATGAGCCTTTCCGATTACGAAAAAAGTTTCGCTTCTAAGAATCAGAAAGAGTTTTCGAAAATCCTTTCGGATAAAGACAAGCGGATCGGAGATTTGGAAAACCAGGTTACGAATACGAGAAACGAAGCCGCAAGTTACAAAGCTTCGATGGATGAACTTCATAAAATCGTAGACGACCAAACTCGTGACACTGGAATTTCTCCGGAAGTAAGGAAAGCATTTCGAGAAAGACGGGAACTTTCAGGAATTCTAATGGAATCATTGAATTCAATTCAGTCACAAGCAGATGTAATTCTTGCGGCACACGATTCGGATTTTTCGAAGCTCGAACATAGTTTAGAAAATGGTAAAGTAGTTTCCATTTTCTTAACCTCTCTTTCCGGAATCTACAAATCGATTCATGAAAAATGGTCGGATTGTTTGCCGGTTCCCATGACGGAGGATCTTGGATGAAAGTTCTGGATTTAGGAATTGTGATACCACTGTTCCGTGAGTGGAACTATGCAAAAACAGTAATACAAAACTCGAAAATCCGAGGCGAAATTGTTCAAAAGGCGATTCGAATTCTCGGACTTTCTAAGCCGAGAATCTATGACATATTCAACCGCTTGGAAAAAGGAGAAGCGGTCGTTTCGGTTTCGAAAGTGAAACGTAAAAAAACAGGATCCAGGCTTGGGAGTTTGGAAAAAGATCTTCGTGACAAAGAGGGATTCATTCTTTCCGAACTCATGTACGCCGGTGAAGTTCTACACGAACAAAAGAAAAAAACGAAAGCAGAAGGGAATGCGAAAACCGTCGGTTACGCACTGAGTCGTGATTACGGTAAATCGCAGGAATTTGCAATCGAGCTTGGAGAGAAACTCGGAAAGATCCGCGTTGGCGTTTGGGACAGGCACAAACTCGGGAGATGGTTACGAGACAAGGGACTCGCAAGACGTCAAGTGAAACAGCCCTTGGCATCGATCACTTGGTCGGAGCCGTACGCAAATCGTGCGTGGATGATCGACGCCTCTCCGCTGAACGCAGTGTATTTGCACCCATCTAAAAAATATCTTGCGGTTCGCCCGGATCTGGAAGCGGGACTAACGCGTATTTACGAAGGATCGGAAGACTCTCAATTACGAAAGATTCATATCTATGTCGCGGTGGATGTTCATTCAAAGGCGTTTTTTGTGTATGCGTATGCACCGAGCGCGATCGGAAGCGATTCAATTCATGGAGGAGAAAATTCAACAGACTGGGCGGACTTCTTTTCAAGAGCCGTCCTTCCAAAAGAAGACGATTACATTCCGATGCAAGGACTTCAAGAAATACTTTACACAGACGGCCACTCCGCATTCAAAACACTCGATCCGTTTTTTCATCGATTGGGTATCAAATGGATTCCCCACTTTCCAGGACACTCCAAGGCTAAGGGTCCAGTAGAAAGTCGGATTTCGGCAATCAAACGAAGTTGTGAAGTTCGGATCGTAAAAGGAATGATTTCGAATCTCGACGAGTTAAACGAACTCCTTTACCGTTATCAAATCCATCGAAACGATAAAATAGGAAGTTATGCGAAATGGCTCGCCTCTGTTCAAAACCATCCGATCCGGGCTGTCACGAAACAGAACTTGAAAGACGCGATGGTGTCCGAACTCATTCGGGACGTTGACGCCTACGGATGTGTTTCGATCGAAGCAAGAAAATACCTTCTACGCTACTCAGCCGACGAAGTCGCGATCGATCGCTGTGGGGAAAAAGTTTCGATCTACAAACGATACGACGGTTCCTACATCGCAACCACAAGCGAAGGGAAACACCTCTTACTGGATGACCAAGGACCGATCGAAAGAACGTCCGGATCGTATGAAAACCTCGGTGGTAGAAAAGGATTTCGTGAAACTGAGAGAGTAAAGAACCGAAAGAAAGCTCTGAGAGGCGCGAAGTCCGTGGAACGAACTCTTGTTCTTTCAGATGTTCTTCCGGATCTACCGGAAACTCCATACGGGAAACTGAATATTCCAAAGTTGGAAATGAAGACCCATACCCCCGCGCCACCACAGGAATTTTCCACGGTGGACGACGCGTATGATTGGCTTCTTGAGGAACTTGGATTCAGCGACGAAATTCCGGATGAGGAAATCGACAAGATCGTTCTCTATAATCTGAAATCCTGCAAACGCAAAATAGGATCGATTCCCGCACAAGAGGTTCTCGATCTCGTGGAAATGATCAGTGAGTATTTCGAAAGTAAGGAAAGACAGAGATGAACGCACTTTTGACCAAACAACCGGATTTTGTAAATACTCGAAACACCGACAAGATCACCAAGCTATCGTATCAAGCTGTTAAAAACAATTCCTGGCTTGCGATTACGGGAGAGGTCGGAATGGGGAAGACGTACTTGTATAACAGTCTTCTTGAATTCTTTTCCAATCAGCCTCACAAATACATCCTCGTTCACGTAGGACCGGCTTGGGAGAGTTCGCTCGGTGGTCTTTCGATCGCATTCGTGATGAAACACATGATCAAAGCGATTCGTCCCGGAGAACAAGTTCCGGGAAACTTAAACGAAAGATATTTCAAGCTCCGAGAACTTCTGATCTGGGCCCGAGGTGTCGGAAGAAAGGTCGTTTTGATCATCGATGAAGCGCAGGCGTTACGGATCGGCGGACTCCGCGACTTAAAAAAAGTCTGGGAAATCGCGCATGAAAAAGACGATCACCTATTTTCAATCCTAATGTTTATGAAACCGGAAACTCGTATTTCAAGTATTCTTTCCAGCCCAGAAATCGGATACCGAACGATTCAAGCTCCGATGAATCAGCTCGATCGCTTGGAACTGATTCGGATCGCGGAAGAAGGGTTTAAAGTCAAATTCGAACGCGGCAAAACCGGAGAGAAAACAAAAGAATTACTCATTCGAGGATGCAGATATCGAACTCCTTTAGCAATTCGTAATGCTCTTCTTGGAATCGCGTTCGCATACCCAGAGGTTTTGTCTGACTCAACGATCCGAGAAAATCACGTTCGCAACTTTCTTTCCGATGGTTATCTCAGAATTATGGATCGACTTAAAATTTCCATAAAACAGATACGAGAAGGAATCAAAGAGCGTTATCAAAAAGATTTGGATAAGGTTACGATCGAAAACGCAATCAAAGGTGATGGGGACGTTTCCCCCGAAATCGAAGCCATCGTAAAGAACGAACTGATCGGTCGGATTCGTGGTAAATCCAATCAGTACGACAAAACGATTTTTACTGAAACACATGATGATTTTTGAATAAAGGAGGATAATCATGACAGCAAAAAAGAAAACAAAGAAAAAGTCCGTGAAGACGGCTAAGAAAAAAGCGGCGCCGAAAAAGGTCGCACGTAAGAAACGAATTCCAAAAGCGGACGTAGTCAAATCGACATCGAAGTCCGTTGCGGTTGACGTAACTCCAAAAACGGAAGGAGAAACAAACAATGGCTAAGACTAAAAAAGTCGAGGAGCAACACCCACCACTTGCGGACCTTCCGAACAACGATTACAAAAGCCGAACTGAACTTGAAGCCGCACTCGAATACATGGGTGAACAGATGCTTGAAAAGGAAAAACTCGTGAACGAAGCGAATCAAAAGATTTCTCAGATTCGCACAGAGCTCGAAGAAACTCTCTATCCGATTCAGGCGAAAATTGATCACGTAACTTCCGGGATCGCTTACTTCGTACAAAAGAACCGTGATGAGTTGTTCCCCGATGAAAATCTGAAAACCTGCAAACTCATTTCCGGAACGCTCAGCTATCGAAAGACTCCCGCTTCGGTAAAGACTAAAAACTCAGCGAAACTCTTAACAGATATCCTCGCAAAAAACAGTCTTTTATTGTTATTCAATACTTGGACATTGCGACTCTCCAAAGTGTTCCTTCGAGTAAGTTTGGAATTGAATAAAGAGGCAATCTTAAAAGATCCTCTGGTTGCTCATCAGAAGATCGGAGTCGAACTGAACGAAGAAAAGGAGCGTTTGTATATCAAGCCTGCAAGGCTCGAAGACGAAATCTCTGCGGATGCAGACGTAGAAGCCGCGTGAAAAGAAAAGACATAGGGGACAGAAACTTCAATTTCTGTTTGGAAACATTCAACGAAAAGGAATACGGTTCCCTGTGTCTTATTCTAAAGTACTAAAACGCAGAGCGTATAATCTTTTTGTAATATCCGGTTACAACCCGGAGCAGATTGCAAGCGCTCTGAAACCAGAACATCCGAAGCTCACTGCGAACACGATCCGAAATTGGTTGTCCGAAATCGACGAGACGACTGGGACTACGCCGGAACAAGATCGCGAAAAAGCGCTCTCAAACGCAAGAAACGAAGCCTTAAAAGATGCGGAAATCAGTCTTACAACACTCCGCGTAAATACGGTTCGAACATTCAAAGCTCTCAAGGGTCAGATTTTCGATAAACAAGGGAACTTGACGGTTGAATTCAAATCCGGAGAAGGTGCGTTAAACACCTTTCGGGGTTTGATGAATGATATCGAAAGGATGCTTGAAAAAGAAAAGGATAGAATCGAACCCGTTGAAGTTGCGCGCGGAGTCCATCGCGCAATCAAAAGTACTCCGAAATTGAATAAGTTTTTTCAATCAAACCCAGAAGTTTTATCTCAGTACATCGCAAATATCAAAAGAGAAGTTTCAACGATGAGGGATATCGATATCGCATTCCTACCGGAGCTAACTGATGGCGAAGACTAAACAGAAATCAAACGCTCAAGATCAGTTCTTTCAAGCTCTTGATAACATCACCCAATCTCCCAATCATAGGACATCTTTAGAAGAATTCCTTTTGCATAACGTATATGTAAAAGGAAAAGAGGGACTGGTCCCATATAGCTTTGAAGGATATTCTTTTTGGAAAGATATTTCAAGAGAATCACAAGATCACGAGGATATTACGTTTATTAAACCGGGACAAATCGGATACTCCCTTTGGGCTTTGGCTCGTATCGCCAGAAAGATCCGAAAAACGAATTTGAAGGGTGGTATTTTTTTTCCGGACGACACATCGATGAAAGACTTTGTCCAGGATAGGGTTGATCCGTTCTTTTCCTCTCAATGTCCGATTCTCAAATCCGAGTTAGACGAAGCCTATGTGAACAATACGAGAATCAAAAAATTCGGAGACGCAACCCTCGCGTTTCGCGGCACTTGGACAAAAAGAGGAACTAAAACAATCGATCTCGATATTGTAATGTTAGACGAGGTCGATGAACATGACGAAGAAAATATCGAATTTGTTGCCGATCGTCTCTTGGCTTCGGCATTAAACTGGATCATGAGAGGGTCTCAACCTTCATTTCCGAATATGGGGATCCATGCAGATTTCCTGCGAACTGATCAAAGGTTTCGTTTCCTCAAATGCCCTTCGTGTGGACGTCAAACAAATTTGGTTGAGCGCTGGTTGAAAGATCCAATCAGTATATTCGGATTTTCTGGTAAAGATGCATTGAAGAATCCGAGTCCGACGAACGTATTTTACGCATGTGAAAACAAGAAGTGCGGAAAAAAACTGGACAATCAGAAAGGGGAATACGTAGCGAAAATAAAATCAAATCGTCGCGGCTACCAATGTTCACAATTATTCACTCCAAAAACACCGTTCTTTGTTTACAGTAAACTCTTGGATGCGGTAACGAGTGCAAAGCGCAAAAATCTTACAATCTCTATAATCGGATGGCCCTATAGTTCCGACGAAGAACAACCTTTACAAATCGATGAAATTCAAAAATGGGAAGGGGATCAAGGACTCAAAGATCATTCTCCTTTTTTTACCTACCACGGTGCGGATCAGGGAGATACGGTTCACGGAGTTTTCGGAGAACCGACTCTCGACGGAAGAATCCGAATCATCGGACTTTACAAAGCGAGCGTTTTAGACGAAGAACGTTATGCGGAACAGATTGTTCGGTTTAGTGTTTTGAGCGGTGTGATCGACGCAATGCCGAACCGGAATTGGTCTTTACGAATGGCTCTTCGTTTCCCTGAAAATTTGAAGATCCAATACTTCACAAAGAAGTTTCGTGAAAATTCCGAAGTGGTTCCCGGTGCGGATGAGGTCGGAGTTATCAATGTAAACCGAGACGACTCTCTCCAAGACACGGTTGACGCAATAAAGAACGGACTCTTTATATTCCCGAATCATAATCTACTTTCTGAGTCAGACCTTAAGGCATACGAAGAATTTAAGTTTCATCTTACCATGCTCGTTCGTGAGAAAGGAGAAGACGAGAACGGAAAATCACTTTGGTCATTCAAAAAGAAAGTCCCGAACCACTACGGAATGGCTATCAATTCATTAAGAATTGCTTATGAAACCTCGGGAACAGGATCCGGCGGTTCCGGATACGGAGGGTTTGCATAATGAATTTTTGGCAAAGATTAACTCATTATTTTTTAGGCACTTCCTCTTTTATGGAGTTTGCAGGAAGCCCCAAGAATCTCAAAGACATTCGGCAGGAAACTGAGCTTTTCGTCCAGGACGTGAATCCGTCGTTTCCTTTGGAATCCATTCCTTTAATCAAAAAACTTGTGATTGCCTTTCCGGATCTTTCGCAGGCGGTAAAACGAGCGCTTACTCTCGGAAATTCCGGAATCGATTGGAAGATAGACGCGGACGAGAATGGCAAGAAAAGGATTCAAGCCGACATTGATATATTTTTCAAAAAGCATCGTGGTATCACGAACCACTTACTCAGGCAAGTTTTGACAACCGGCGCTTTATCAGCTGAGATTGTTCCGTCTTTAAATCTTGATTCCGTAGCGGAGATTCGTCTGATTTCTGTTGAGAACGTTAGATTTAAAAAGCAATTGGACGAAAATAACATCGTCCGTTTTGTCCCTTATGAAAAAGGAAAGTTCGGCTACACTCGATTAAACGAAGAACAATATTCGTACGAAGCAATCGAACGAGAGGAGGATTCTCCGTACGCAATTCCTCCGTTTCTTTCCGCTATCCGGTGGATCAATTCTCAGTTCAAGACTCAAGAAAATATCGACAAGACTTTAAATAAATGGGGGTTACTTGGATTTATCATCGCAAAATTTAAAAGACCCAGGCTTCTTCCAGGAACGGATGCAAAGACTTATGAAAACCAACAGAAGGAATTTTTACAAGGTGCGAAAGCATCGTTCGAAAAGAATTCTCAATCCGGTTTTCTTGCAACGTATGACGATACGACCGTTGAACACCACACGTTAACCGATGCTTCCAAGACCGGGGGATTCGAGGCGATCTCTCGTTACATCGAAGAACAAATTTCTTCCGGTGCTGATACGGACTTGTTTATTCTCGGTCGGTCTTATTCGGTAACGGAAGCGTATGCTAAAATCGCGGGTAAACTTTTTCTCCTCAAACTCGGAAACTTTGCGTATCCGGTCATTCAACTTCTCATCCGCGCAATTACACTCGATCAGTTACTCAAAGGAAATCGTTTTCAGTCAATAGATGCAAGTTGGAAGAAATCGATTTCGCTCGATCCACTTTCCGATGCGGAAGCAAAACTAACGGAAGAGCAAGTAAAGAATCAGGAATTCCAACTCGTTCTTTCTATGGTAAAGAGCGGAGCGATTAGTCCCGATGACGGAGCAAAACTCTTAGGACGTGACCAATGGTTTGATCCCGATAAATTAGAAACTCAAGGTGGCACGGGTTTCGGTTTCTCCGAAAGCCCGGATTTAGGGAGTAAAAAAAAACTCCTGATGAATAAGTTCGGACAAACTTCCCACTCATGCGGCGACCTTGATACTCTTGTAGAGCTTGGTGCTTGGACCAAAAAAGAGAAAGAAGTATACGCTTCGATCGAGGACGCCTTTGTCTCTCATTTCTTTTCCTCTTACGAAGATCGAGTCAAAGAGGCACTCAATCAAATTTCTAAAAAGGGAATTTCAAAAACGGATGCGATCAATTCGATTTGGGATGCGTTAGAGAAAGAGCTTGGACAAAAATTTCCGGAAGAAACGGCTAAAGCGTGGAGGGAAACTATCTCAAAAGCCTGGGACGCGGGACAAGATACAAAGAATCCGAATTCAAAAACAAGCCCTCCAAAAGTTCAAGCAAACAAAGACATATTAGATTTCTTTGATAAAGGATACAAATTCGATGTTGGAAAGCAGTTTGATCGCAAAGATGATATAAACAAAATTGAGGACGCGATTCGAGAAGCAGTCGAGACAGGCTCAACCGATGGAGCAATCCGTAGACTTCAAGATGAGTTACTCGGACCGGCACCGAAAGAGAAACCAGGTAAGAAGAGAGAAGGTGAAACTCCTTCGATAGATCCAAAGGCCAAACTTAGAAGCAAATTAGACGACATCGTAAGAGGGCAGATTCTCAGATCCCGGAATTTTTCTCGGACTGAAAGATTTGAACAAATCGGGATCAAAAAGCTCGAAGTCGTGGCTGTAATGGATGATCATACTTCTTACATTTGTCGAGCAATGAACGGAAAGACGATTGAAGTTCGAACTTGCGTTCAATATGTGCGTGAATTTTTAGCTGATGATCCGACCAGGGAGTATTTCTGGAAGGACCGACAAAACCCTCCGGAATCGGAACTTAGACAACTCGACATTGCTTCTAAATCAGGAGATGAAATTACAAGTTTTCTACGAAACAAAATGCCTCCTTACCACGCGGGTGGTTGTCGAACCACAGTCGTCGCAGATTTTTCTGTGGAGACGAAGAAGACTTCATGATTTCCGAAACGACTTCACTTTGCATTCAGGACCGAGCAAGGCTTTATAACGAGTCTTTCTCGAATTACGCTCCGTTACATATCTTCAAGGATCGGCTTTATGGAGAATGGGAACTCGGACAAAATTATAAAAATACATCCGATTACCACGGCGCTTATCCGGAGCAATATTTAAAACGACTTCTTCCCATGTTTCCGGATAAAAGCCGAATTCTTCATCTATTCAGCGGAAAAACCCCTCCCGGTCCTTACATCCGTATGGATAAAAATCCAGAATTAAAGCCTGAAATCGTCGGCGACGCGGAACTTCTCTCCTCTTATGTTCGTGCGATTTTGGGTCATCCACTTGATTTGATCCTTGCGGATCCACCCTACACAAAAGAAGACGCTGAACATTACGGTTTCCTAATGGTCAGTAGAGGTAAAGTTTTGGCGGAAGCCTGGAAAGCACTCGAAATAGGGGGTCATCTTGTTTGGCTTGATCAGGTAGTTCCTCAGTACGCGGGAGATAAATGGATTCTCGAAGGTAAGATTTATCTTTCGATTTCGACCAATCATAGAGTCAGGGCAATTTGTATATTTAGGAAAGTATAATATGAAATGTCGTGTTTGCGAAGAAGAATATACGGATGGATTTGATAATGACTTCATTGATGGAGAATGCCTTCCATGCCGCGCAAACCGAGAATGTGATGAATATGAAAAAGCAGAAGCAGAGGAATTAAAACTTTTCAATAAGATGCACGACACGGATTTCACAGAACAAGATTTCTACTTCGCTTGTTATTACAAAAAAATCAAACTCAAAACTTTAGGGGAATTTCCAAAATTACAAGACGTCTATCAATATGCAAAGATGCAAAAAAAAGCGGATAGTTACAATCGGACTTTAGATCATCCCGCGGCGAAAGATAGCGATGTTCCGTTTTAAATATTATATAATAGGAGAGGTACGTAACAAAAATGAATGATGATATAGAGTTGATAACGGGAATTTTATTTTATACGTTTTGGATCACAATTTTTGGTTGGTTCCTAATCGCAGTAATTACGCGAGCTATCGTAGATTGCATAATGTTTGTTACCTCGTGGTTTCGTTCCGAACCGGAACGAATCGATTTACAAACGTATGTTTCAGATGCTATCGGTTACAAAGGTGAATTCAAAGACCGAGTCATGGCGAAGGCATTGCTTAGAATGGCAAGAGAGGTCGATTTATTAAGGGACAAACTGAGATGAAGGAAATCCTTGCATGAAGATCATTTCATTTGCCAATACAACCCCCGCATTTATTGCGCAGGAAAAAAGCGTTACCCGAAAGAATTGGAAAGATGATTACGCCAAAAGATTCAAAAAAAATGAAGTGGTTCAAGGATGGAATCGTTCCCCGCGATTTCAAGGTAAATCGATTGGAGTTATTCGCTTAATCGAAACTCCTTATCAGGAAAATACCTTCCTTATGCCAGACGAGGATTATGAGAAAGAAGGGTTCCAGTATTTAGATAGAAACTCGCATCTAAAAACCGGAGTTTACAAAGATAAGAATTTAAAGGAATACTTTGACGACTGGAAACGAAGTGCGGTCTTGCTTTGGGTTGTTCGATTCGAATACGTTGAGATTTTCAAATGAGTCGACTTAACAGACTTATTGGACTTCTTCGGAGGATTTCGATTTTGTCCAAAAGGGCTACATTTTTGTTTAGCCTTATGGCAACACATCATCTATATTATGGCGACTGTTTAGAGAATCTTCCAAAAATCCCAGATTCGTCAGTGGATCTAATCCTTTGCGATCTTCCTTACGGAACAACAGACTGTTCCTGGGATGTAATTATCCCGATGGAAAAGCTCTGGCCGGAATACGAACGAATCTCCAAAGAGAGAACCCCGATCATTCTTACAGGAAGCCAGCCTTTCACCAATTACCTAATCAACAGTAACCCAAAGAATTTTCGATATGAATTGATTTGGTATAAGACGAAGGCGAGCGGTTTCCTAAACGCAAAATCGAGACCGAATAAGAGTCATGAAAACATTCTTATTTTCTATGGAAAGCAACCGGTTTACAATCCAATCAAGTACGTAATAGATGAGCGTTACAAAAGAAAAGGTAAGACACTCGGCAACGGAAATCAATCGACGGTCTTTACGATTCGCGGTGAGAAAAGTGAAAATTATCAATATCTGGATGATGGATCAAGATACCCGGATTCAGTTCTGTGTTTTCCTTCCGAGTCAGAAATCGGAATGCACCCAACGCAAAAACCCCTAAAGCTACTTCGTTATCTTATAAGAACTTATTCTAATCCAGGAGACACAGTTCTCGATAACTGCATGGGACACGGAACAACCGGAATCGCGGCGACCGAACTTGGAAGAAATTTTATCGGAATGGAAAGGGATAAAGAATATTTCAATAAAGCGCAACGTAAAATCCAAATGGCTGAAACAAGAACACAGCTTGAATTGAATTTTGAGAGTTGAGATGGATCATAAAATCGAATGTCCACATTGCAAAAAACAATTTGATTCGCCGGAGTCCGAAGCGGTCCGAATGGCGAAAACAGAAGACCTTTGGATGAACCACTGCGAAGATATGTTCAAGAAAGGTTGGCGTCCAGGTAAGTTTGAAAACCTTCCAGACTTTCTAAAGACTGCGCGAATCGGGCTATATTATGAGAAATTAGAGAAAAGGATCAAAGCCAGAAAAGAAGCGACTTAGGAGACATCAAACTTTTCTAAAATTGTCTCTATCGAACTATTATAGGATACCATCCCGGATGGATGAGATTCTTAAATATCTGCCTCTCTTTTCTCCGTTGTCCGTATTCCTTTGGTTTCTGATCAGAAAGGAAGTAAAAGCTCAAATATTAAAATTTCGTGATGAGCAAAGAGAATTCACTGAAATGAAAATCAAAGAAGTAAAAGAAGAATGTAAAAATCTTTTGTCCCAAGAACGTATTAAAACAGATCGTCTCTCGGATCGGATAATGGAATTAGAAAAATCGCATACATTGGAAATCGCCTTACTTCGACAAACGGCTTCCACGACCGATAGGCGGTTAGATATGATCGAAACTCGAATCGAAAAACTGGACACCAAGTTCGATGAGAAGTTTGACGAACAAAAAGAACTCCTCCACAAAATCCATTCAAAGTTTCAAAACGGAGGAACCCCAAAATGATTTTACAAATCCTTAATTTTCTACTTCCACTGATTCGGAGGTTTTTGAGTCAAAGGGAAATTCAAACAAATCAAAATTACTGGAACGAATCTTCGGCGGCAGTAGCAAACACGAAGAAAATCTCGAAAGAAGAAGCGTTCGATTCACTTTCTAACATTCCAGTTCAGCGAGATCCTATCTTTCGTTTGCCGGTTTTGAATCCTCATATTACTTCACGTTATGGATGGAGATACTTAAACATCGACGGAAAGAAATCCAGGCAATTTCATTTAGGTATCGATCTCGGAGGTTATAACGATGTTCTCGCTCCGGAAGACCTTGTGATTAAAACCGTTCTTGGAAGGGATCGAAAATTTCCCGTTAAGTTCCGCTGGGAAAAAAACACCTGGGTTAATTTAGTAAAATCGGGCGAAGTTCCAGAGGACCGCGCATGGACTCCATTCGTTCTCGCTGTTGGCGTTCACTCAAAAAACCTTTATAAGTTTAAACACACGGACGCAAAAGTTAAGAAAGGCGATAAAGTTAGCGCCGGTGATCTGATCGGAAAATCCGGGAACTATGGATACAGCTTAGGTGCCCATCTTCATTTCGAAGTTTGGCCTTGGGATGAGAAAGCACAGGATTGGAAAAAAGAGACCGATCCGGAAAAGTTCCTAAAATCCAAAGGGCTGTTATAAGGAAGGTTGCACATGATCGAATCTATTATTGAGCTTCTTCCAACCGTGCTTCTCAACGGGCTTTACATGGGTCTTGTTTTGACAGTTTCACAAGTACTGTTTCGGAATTTTCCTCATTATATCTTCCTTAAAAACAAGAGACTCGTTGTGTTCATCGTCGCTACGTTAATCGCCATTCCGTATAATATCTTCTATTGGTTTACGAGTCCGGAAGTGTTTACGTACTGCGTTTCTTTCGATGGAGTTAAGGAAGAGATTTGCAAAGTTCTTCCAGGGTGGGCACTTGCGGCCTATCAAGCAATCCGGCTTTTCGTTTGTTACCTTGCGACGATTCTACTCTATAACAAAATCGTAAAAGGAATTTTCGAAAGATCCGGGCTTGGACATACAAAACCAAAAGGTGAAAGAGAAGAAAAAACGGAGGAATTCCAATGAGTCGAGTTTTGTTTTTCGTTTTGTTTCTTTTCTATATCTTTCCTTTAAACTCTTGCATAACGGTTGCTCAAACTCCGGATTCCGTGGGAATGCCTACTATCTTACGTACGGAAGCAAAGGACCAAGAAAAGAAGGGTGAAAAGAAAGTTGCCATCCTCTTGAAAGCCGCCGCCGATTCCATCGAAGCGGGAGACAAGAACGCACGGGCTGCAATCAAAGGAGAAAAGAAGATTCAGAAAGAAAACGCGTCTCTTCAACGTGAAGCCGGGTGGGGTGACGGACTTCAAAGTCTCGGTTGGTTTGTTATTATCGTTGTTGCTGGAATTGTGTTGGTTTTCGTACTGATTCTTATTCTGAAAGACAAGATCCGGATTCCCTTCATTTCAAAATTCTTACCGATCGGAAGTGGTGGAAACGCTTCGACTTCTTAG